GATCCTTGAACATTATGTTCACCACTATCTAAGTAATCTGCTGCCGAATCAATATAATCTGCTGCTTTTGTAATTTTTGATTGTACCCATGCTTCAATATTACCTTCACCTTTCATTTTAGATTTGAGACGTTTTACTGCTTTCTCAATGGTAGAAAGTTCAGATCTTGCCATCGAATGTTCATGATCAGGTTGAGGTTTCTTCGATTCAGAAACTCCACCAATAGTCACAGCGTCCCACATAGCAGGTCCATAAGAGCAATCCATTCTGCGCTCTCTTTTTTTGCACATAGGACAATATCTTTCTTCTCCAGATTGCTCTTCAATTTTATTAGATACCATTTTTGGTTTTCCTCCTTTTCCCGAACGATCTGCTACTGGATCTTTTTCTCTCTTTCTCCTTACGGCAGCAGCAATTTCATCTTTGGACATTTTTGCTGCTTTTTCATTAGATAGGCACTTTGGTTTTGGTTCTCCGGGTTCACGAGCACATTGACCAATTGCTTCTCCTTTTGTATTATATCTTTTCCAATTCCCTTCTGGATGTGATTTTGAAAACCAATTTCTTAAATCCTCATAAGCTATACCCCTTTTAGTATGCTTCAATTCTCCCTTTTGTTTTGCGATTAATTTTTTAGATGTAGTCGCAAAATCTGCATTCGGATTTTCATCAGGAACTAATTTGGGTTTCTTATCATATTCATCGACATCACCATCATTGTCCCAATCAACATACTGAACAGTTGCATGATAAACAGACTGTTTTAAATCCAAATTTGGATCTAACTGATGCTGCTTACCTTTTAGGTGTGGTGTTTTATGTGAGAATTTTTGGTTCTTCATTCAACTGGTTTTGATTTAGTTTCTTCGCCTTTTGCTCTTTTTCTTCTCGCTGCACAATGAGCACGTTGAGAAAAACCTTTTGGATTTGAGCAGTCAATACTCTTTTTATATTTATTACTCCACTCTTCTCTAAACTGTCTAAATGTTTTCATCGTTGGATTGTTTCTTTAGAAGTTTTGCAAGTTCTGCTGTAGACCCTACAAATAGTGCATTTGTAACATTTGTAGGACCTTTTGTAGATTTTTCTTCTTCAACCTCTTTTAACTTCTTCTGCAAGTCCATCAATTTATCTGTGGCATCTGCGACATTTTTTATCAATTGACCAGCAACCTCATATGCTCTAGGCATTTCGCTTTCTTGAGCTAATTCCAGGATTCCATTAATAGCTTCTTGACCCTTTTCTATTAAAGAGTATAAATTGCCTCTAGTATATTCGTAGTCTTTTTTAATGTCTTTTATCGTTGATGATGTTGTTTCGTTATTAATTTCAGAAGTAGATTCTACTATTTCTGGTTTTATGATATCATCCGAAATATTGAACTCTTCATTTAGTTTTTCGTATTTTTTACTCATTCTCATGAAAACCCACCACTAAATCCAAAATCATCTCCAACTTCAATTAAGTTATCATCTTGACTAGTTATTCCAAGAACAGAAGAACCTGCAACATGAGAAGATGCTACAGTTCCATTTGCACCTCTAGTTACTGATAATTTATTTTCTGCTTTTGATTTTACATATATTGTCTCTTCATTAATTGCAATATAAGTATTTGGTAAAATAGATGAAGCGTCATCGACATTGATGTACGAATCAGTCTTTTCATTATCTGAAGATAAAGTAGTTACGTTTACTCCAGTATAATTCTTAGTTGCAGTTGGTTCTACTGAATATTGTAAATCTCTTCCTCCAGATTTTGCATCTGCTCCACCAGAAGATGCAGATATATAACCAACAGAAACTTTTTTGATGATATCTTGAGATGCAGAAGAAACCGGACCAAATAGATATATTTTTGCAGTAAATCTTAGTGTATAAATTAATGCTCTTCTAGTTGAAAAGTCTCCTTCATAATCATCACTCATTGTAATACCTCCAAGCACAATAGGAATATCGCGCTTTTCTCCAATTTCTTTAATTAAATTAACGGATAAATTATATGAAGGTTGAAAATATGGAAGTATCTGCTCAATAATTTGAAGCATATCATCATTTAATTTTGTCATTATACTCAACTCAAATTCCATATTATATGGAACTGGCATGTATGCCTTTTTCTCTTGAGTCTTATCTGATGTAGGAGATGTTATAAATGTCTGAGTTGACGTTACTTTTCTCTGTGGATCATAATTCAGTCCAATAAATTCAAATGACATTCTTGGAAGAGTCATTTGAACTGGTTTGTTCAAATCTGGAGATTGTTCCAGTCTTGCCAAAAACTTCTGAGTTGGTCCATATGCAAGAGGAACTTTTAGTTCACTTACAACATCTCCAGAGTTATTTTTGTGCTTTATAGAAATATTATTGAAAAGTGTACAAAAAGATACAACAGTGTTTCTTAATATCTCGTGATAAAAGTATTCAAACATTTTGAAGAGAATTAATTATTCTTATATATTGTGTATTTATGGAGTTCCGAATGGGTTGACTTCACTAAAATCTAAAATTAGATCAGCTTCCTCTTCAATAACGTCATTTTGTGCATATGGATCCGTAGTATTATACTCTCCAACTATTCTTAACTTTCTACTTGCACCGCTTTCCGAACCAACAATATTTTCTCCAGAAGTGAAACTTCCACTGATTTTGGACACTTTCAATTCATTCGTCACAGCGTTCCAAGAGTTCACTATGGCAGTGGTTCCACTAATAGATCCTGTCACAACTTCATTAACTGCAAATGTTCCAATACCAGTTGCAATTGGCGAACCTATAGTTACTGTTGGAATTGAAGTATACCCGACTCCGGTATCGGTTATTCTTATAGATGTTACTGACCCAGAACTGTTGATATAAGCAGTTGCAGTTGCTGTTGTTCCTATTCCTGGAGAACTTATAGTAACAATTGGCGACCCTGTATATCCAGAACCACCATTTGTTATAGTAATAATACCAACTATTCCATCAGCAATTTCTGTGGTCGCTTCTGCACCACTTCCCTCTCCACCTATGAATGAAACACTAGGTGCAACTGTGTAACCATATCCAGAATTTGTTATTTCAACTCCCTGAATTCTATCAGATGCTAACCCCTCACAGTCAATGATTCCGGATATCATTGTTGCTATTCCTGTAGCAGTTAGACCACCACTGGGTGCAGATGAAATTGCTACCGTAGGAACAGACTTGTAACCGCTTCCTCTATTTGACAATATTATTTTTCTTACTCCACCATTAAATATCTGTGCAGTTGCTGTAGCAGTAACTGCAGCCCCTACCATAGTCAAAGTCTGTATAAATCCAGAGTCTATCGTATTATCGTCAATTTCTTCTATGGTGGTATTAATCAGTTCATCCTCATATCTAAAGAGTTCGCATGTTAACTGATAGACATAATTTTTTTGTAGTTGATAAAATGGTTTTTCGTGTTCAACATATTTAATTTCAAATAATCTATCACCTAAAGGAAAATAAATTAGGTCGCCTTCTTTTGGTCTTGTTGATAGTTTTATATCTGTTGCATTTTTGATAAGAGGAGAAATGTAAGTCTCAAATCTTTCTTTGGATATTGTAAGAGTCAAATCATCTAATTCTTGAATGCCAAATTTTGACATTAAAGTTCCAAGTCCGCTATATCCATCATAACTATCTACATACGCTTCAATGGGAAATGCATTGTCAAATTCAGACTCAATTACCTCTTTTATTATGGTTTTGGACGTTACATATTTTCTTGGTAGGTAATAAATTTCTACGCCATATATTTTTAATTGTTCATTAATTAAATCCTGAACAAGATTTTGCTCACCTGATGAACCTTGCTGAAAAAATGGATTTAACATGTTTCTTATCCTATCATATCAAGAGGCGGTAATTCATATGTATTAGACATTTTTTCCATTATCATATCAATTTCTTTTTGTGCATCATCATACATTTGTCTACCATTAAGCTCAACTCCACCTGGAAGTTTTACTCCTTGAAATTTGATCAAATTCTGACCCCACTGCCTTTTTATAAGTGCAGTTAGATATGGTTTTAGGAAGGAATCATTCCAAACTCTTGGAAAATCATTTGGATTCAAAGATCTATAACAATCAATTATTAGGTAATCTCCAACAGCAACACTTCCCCAATCAATGTCCAGGTATAATCTATCCATCCTTTGATTAAATCTTATTTGCTTCTGTGTTGTAAGTAAGAAATCAATATCTTCTAGATATGTTTTTACCATCGCATAAGTCAATATTTCAGTAGAACCCCAATAGTAAATATCATTCAAGAATAATTGATACTTAACACTGAACATATTGTTTGTTGTAGTGTTAGTTCCATCAAAATGATATATTTTTTGAATTCCAATAATTGACGGTGGAACCTGCAAGAAATTACTATTTTCTTTGTATGTGAAAGTTGTAGCAGTTCCAACAATGTCTGCAGTTGCTGATGTTTGTGCTATTCCTGCAGAGGGATTAGAACCAGCAGGTGCTTTTCCTCTATCAATATCGTCTTGAGTTATTTGATACTTAAGATATACCTGACCAACACCATCAAAATGTCTTTCTTGAAAAAATTGTATAGCATCATCAACTAAGTCATCAATTTGTTCATCGGCAACGTTAATTTCCAAAACTGGCGCTCCCAGTTTTCTTTTGCAATAGTCAATTAATTCTTGTCTACTAGAAGGTTGCGCCATGTTACAAATTTAAAATTACTTCTTGTTGTTTTAAGTATAATTTAATATATGCTTTCGCAAAATTCCTAACAGTTTCAATATCACATATACTATCTATATCTCTAGATAGTTTTTCATATTCAAATAGTTTATTAATATTATCTAGTTCTATTTTATTTGGATCCATTTAGCAAATTTCCTAGTAAATTTTTAATTTCTTGTAAATCATTTTTAATTCCACTAATATCATCTTCCAAATCTTCAATTTTTCTGTTATCATTTTCTTTTATTTTTTTTAATTTTATGTAGCGATCATAGTCTCCCATATTTGTATTTAAAACTGCTTTTGTTTTTTCGTCTCTTACTAAATTGGAGTGACCCTCAACTTTTATATGTGCCATATTATGCTAATGCAATAACTCTAAGATCAGATAGTCTTGGTGGAAAAGCTTGATTTGTTCCCGATCCAATCAATTTAATACTAAAGTATTTAAATGAAGAGAGATTGTTTATATTAAACTCAAACTCTTTATACTCCAAATCTTCTGAGTTATATCCAATTACATTGGTTTTAATTATTTTTTTATCAGAAGTTCCGTCACTTAATGATTGTGAAATAACCCTACCATCATCGGTGAGGTTTGAATATCCCGGGAAAGGATAGAAAATTGATTCATCAGTTGCATTACTCTTAATTGAATACAGAGCTCTAAGATCACTAAAAACGTTTACATATGCAGTAACAAGTACTTTTAGTGAAGTTGCTGGAATTTCTAATTGAATAGTATTGGTTGCGTAAACAAATGCGGACGGATCATCAGAAATAGTACTGACTCTGTTATCTGTAGCATAATTTTCAATGGGACTGTTAATTCTATTAGTAGTAAATACAATTGAGGATCTGTCTAAGTCAACTGTTGGCGATATATAAGAGTTTGCTGTTGAAAGTGTCAAATCTACGGTTAATGATTTCTTCGTAGGAAGTGTGGATAATCTTTCATCCTCATTTACTTTTGAGCAAACTATTCTTGGAGAATCAAAATAATTATTTTCATACAGTTTTACATTAGTAAATCCTTTATCTTGGAATGAATTTTCTACACCATCAACACTGGTTCCCGAAACTGTTCTCATTGATGCAGTGATGTTAGTTCCGCGAACTGAGGTTGTCTGTATATTTGGATTTGCAATTTCATATTGAATATTTTGAGTACAATTTATGGAATATCCCCCCGCAGATTTTGTCTCATTTGCATATAATTTGGGGAAAGTAGTTCCAACACTTCTATCAACTTGACCATAAGGGAGTGCATCTACTTTTCCATTTTGAGATGTATCTATTTTAATAGTATAGTAATCAAAATCAACTGGATCAGAGACTGTAGCATCTTGGAGTGTATGTGTGGTATTAATTCTTCTCAAAGATAGTCCATTTAATTCATATTTGTACACTGAAGTTCCTTGTGAATACGAAAATGATAAAGTTTGATCAATTCCTCTGGTTATTCCAGTTAAAGAATTTGCAGTTACTCCCTCATAAGAAATAATCTCATCACCAATTAAAACATAACCTGGATTAGTGGTGCCAACACCAACATTTTCAAAAGTTGAGAAATTATCAGTATTATCTACCAGAATATTTTGATTAGAATCTTTATCATAGTCTGTTGTTAATTTAATTGGTTTAATATTTCCAATAACATTTGATATCTTTACAATATTTTCTCCTGCGTGCATTCCATGATTTCTATGATTTACTTTAATATGTAAACCATCTGTTTCTACTTGAATTCCATCTGATGGTATAAGAACGTTGCCGCCAACAGAATAATTTAAATCTGTAGTTATGCCCGAATTATTAACATACTGAACTACTTTCGCAGTCCCAACTTCAAACTCTCCTTGAACATTATCAATTATTAATTCATTTACCCCACTTAGTTCTGATACTGATATTTGTAAGTTTCTGCCAAGAGAATCTGTTCCAATTTGTGTGGATGTTAGGACATCTCCAATAACATAACCAGTTCCGCCATTGGATATTGTTGCTGCAATAGCAACACCATTAGAAATGGTAATATTTGCAGTTGCATCTCTGCCGTTTCCAGTGATATTACTCAAAGGGACGTTATTATAAGTAAAAGAACCTGATGATGGAGTATACCCAACACCAGCGTTAACTAAAGTCAAATTTCCTTTTGCAATTCCAGCGGCCGCAACATAATTTCCTGTTGCATTAGTTTCTTTTTGGAGAATTGTATTTCCAAAAGTAAGATCTGTGTCTTGTACTGTTGTTCCTAAACCAACTCTTATCTTTTTTGAAGAAAATTCCAAAGAATCTTTACGTAAAGTTGCAACTTGACCATTTCCTAAATTTGATTCTGGATTATAGAATGAAAAATTTCCTTGGCCTTGAGTGAAATTTGCTCTGTACAGCGTAAATTTTAAATCTTCATATGGACTTTCATTCCAAGTTGAAGCATTTTGAGACTTAAAAAGTCCACCAGATACTGGTTGCTTAGTAACTACAAATTGTGATGATTCTTCTAGAGATATGGTTGAAACATCAATTTCACCCAACCTAGAAACCCAAACATTATAATTTTGGGACTGTGAGATTATAACAAGAGAATGAAATTTTTGACCCTTTAAGTAGACTGGAGAAGGAAAAGTCACTCTAGTCGGAACTGAAGCATCATCATAAGCTTCAATATCTTTAGGATCTAATATAACCTCACCAAATGGATATACTTTCTTGGTTGGTACACCAAGTTCCATTGGTCTAAGTTGAACAGTTACTGGCAAATCATCATCTTTTGACAAAAAATATAAATCAACAGAAGTAATAAAAGCACCTCTTCTATTTTCAATATAAAAAGATTGTGCTAATGGATCTATAACTTTCATTTTTTTGCTTTTTTATTATTTCTATTTATTTTGATTAGTTACCAGTGTATTATTGGGGTTATCGATAACAAAATGTTTAGCATTTTCTTCTCCATAATTTAGAGTTAATTCTTCACCAATCTCAATATCTCTTGATGCATAATGGACCATTATTTCATTTGCTCCATCAACATAATATTCAACGTTTGAGTCGAAGTCATGGTTATATAATCCACAATATCCCATTCCAACAATATATCCATTGCTATAATCATAAGGATATGTATATGGCAAAACTGATGAGGAATTGTCCATCTCGTCATAATGAATAAAAAAGTATGGGGACTCCTCTATAATCTCATATTTTTTTATTTTTTCTCTTGCAAAAATACCCCATCTATGTATTTTAGATCTTTTTACTAAAACCTTTTCCGAAAAAAGTAAAGAATCCTTATATACAGATCTAGAATTTTTGGAGATTATTTTTTCTTGCATATCAATTAATGTCATTTTTTCAAATAATTAATAATTTCTTTTAAATTTTCTATTTCTTGATTTAACTCTTTTATTGATTCTATCATTACAGGAATCAATTGAATATAGTCTACTGACAAGTAACCATTTTCTTGCATTTTAACCATTTCCGGAAATTCTTTTTGGACTTCTTGAGCGATAACTCCATAAGAATTTCCAGAAACACCAGTAATTTCTGTCATTTTTTCATTCCACTCATAATATGCTCCATTTAATTTTAAAATTTTATCTAAGTAAAATCTCACAATATAGAACTCAATTTACACAATCTATTTAGCGAATTTGGAATAATTTGAATATTCATCTTAAGGTTGATGTCACTCATCATGCCGCCCATGCCACCCATACTGCCGCCACCACTCATAGTCGCAGGTGCTAGAGCAGCAGGTGCTGGTGGTGGAGATGATCTTGGTGGAGATGCACTCGTATTACCACCACTGCTCACGCCACCAGCTCTGGCGACGGTTGATCTATTAATATTTGAAATAACTCCATCTCCACTACTCTTAGTATTCTTATTACTTGCCTTAGGTGGTTCATTAACTCTTGCTTTAGTTGCACCTTTTCCTATTTTTGTTCCAGATAAAGAAACCCTTTGGCCAGATCCAACTGTAGTTTTGGGTCCATTTTTAGTATTGCCTGTTGATATTTCGAAATTGTTAGTTTTTGCATATGAAGAATCATTAATTAGAGTAGCAATCTGTCTTTCTCGCTTTGCGCTCATATCAGGATCAATTTTTTTAATCAAATCTCTAGGAAGACCTGCAGCTTTTGCTACCTCTTTTAATCTCTTTGCACCTCCTTCGTACAATTTGGGCTTACCATAGTTATAATAAACAATAGTTGGAGGTTTTGATTGTGGTTCTGGTCCTGGTCCTGTTCCTTCTTCATTACCATTATCTGTTCCACCAGTCCCTGGTGTTGAGTCACTTGTACCGGGAGTTTGTGTAGGTGCTGCGGTAGGTGGCGCAGGTGGGGGAGTTCCTGGTCCTGGAATTGCAGGTTCATCCTCTGGTGCTTCTATTCTGATTGGTCTTGATACGATTAAGTTTTCTTGAACTGTATTAATTTTACCTTCAGAAACATACTTTTCTTCAGCACTAGTGGTATATGTTCCATATACTAAAGAATTAGACTCACTGCTAGTTAATCTGAATACCTTAGATCCACATTCAAATTTGGGATTAACATTTGTATTTGGATTTGGAATAAAGAAAGATCCTAAAATAGTTCCAGTTTTATCTGTTACTAGTCTGATGTTAGCAATAACTGCTTCTGCTTGACTTGTTTGACCCCTCAACTTCATTCCAACGGAAATGTATCCACTAAATTGTCCTTGTGGTTGATTTGATAAACTATATGTATCAACGTTGAGAATAGATGATGTTGAACTATAAGTTTCTGGAATATTTGTATTTGGGTCGTATGGATTTATTGTGTAGATATCCTTAGGATTGGTATAATCTCCATATTTGTGATTTTGCTTAGCAACCCTGAAAGTTATTTTTGGAGATAGAGAATCTAAAGTATCAAAACTACCTACAACAGTTTCGCCAACCTGAAAAACTCCACTAGTCATGCTAATTTCAATTAATTTTGGTATAATAAATTTACTAAAATTAACACCATTAAAAAATGGATATACCCTTGTTAGCGGTCTTAACCTATTTGCAGTAAACTCTACATTTCTAGACCTCATATAAGGTATTATCTTTGTATCAAGTACCCTGTCACCAAAAGATGTTCTCTTTTCTGGTATTACCCAAATTTTTTCGGCAGCATTCCATTCACCACCAGCAAATCCTTTCTGAGGGTCGTAATCTAAAAGTTTTTCAAGTTCAATTTCTTCTCTATCAATAAAAAGTGTATTGGATGCATTCCTAACCTGATCTACCCAAACATCGGAAGATGGGAATAGTGAAATGGTGCCAGTATAAAAGTCTTCAATATATGGATTTACATTAACTGACCTTGACGCATATGGTTGTACTATTTCGGGAACTTCTTCATAATCCAATGTCACTAGCTGACCAGTTCTTCTTACTCCGTTTCCAATTAGATTAGTATCCGTCTTTGCATCTTGTAGTGGATTTACAGATGTACCTATTCCTACTGAAGAATTTGTGCCGAGTAGCAAATCTATTGATGATGTATAGTGATTTGGCCTTAATTCTAAATTAGTAAGATCTATAGAATTTCTATAAACTACCAATCTATCTTGAGTATCTTTTGATGAAAAGTTGTCTACAAAGAATCCGGATTTAAATCTGTTTATTCCATTTTCATCAATTACTGATAGTGTAGATGTATTTACTTCGAGTAGTGAAAGTGAAGTATAATATTCTAAATTTTCAATTCTATCCTCAAGTTTTGTAATATCCGACATCGTATAACGTTTATGTTCCTTCAAATCAATATCAACTTCATTAATATTTGTTAAATATGGTGGAAGATAAACACTGGCAACTTCTAAAACATCTTCGCCAATGAGAGGTCGTTGTGGTTCTTCTGCAGAAATGCCACTTTTTACTTCTAAAGATCCATTTTTGTTCAATGTAATTTTATCAATTCTTGGTAGGTAGAAAGAATATGATAAAAGGATAGACTCATCTGAAGCTAAAACATTGGATGCAGAATTTCCAGACTCTGTAAAATTCCTAGATAAGAACTCAAATGGAGATCTTGAATTTTCTGTTGGCGTAATAGGAGAAACTCTGGGTCTGATATCTAAAATATCTGAGTTTCTCAATGTAGTGTAAATATTACTTATGTAAGCATAATTAAATTGTTCATATGAATTTGCTGTTGTTATGTCTCCAGTATCAGATGCAGAAAAACTTGCAGATTCAAAGACTACTTTTAATTTTCTTGTTGGTTCTTTTATATTTTTTCTTCTTATTAACTTAGAGTAATCATAAATTGTTTCTTTTTGGTTTGAATCAATAAAGAATGAAGAACTGATATCATTGTCCCCATTATCTAAAGATACGACAGTAGCAGTAACTCCCGATTCTCTGAACCTTATAGTTTCTCCTTCAATAAAAGAACTTGAATTTAGATAACTAAATCCTACTTTTAGGTCATTAATTTTTTCTACATAAATTCCAATAGATTTACTTCTTTCACCAATAAACTCTTCTCCAACTAGAAGATCTCCTGTCTTTCCTGTTGGTCCTGTTAAAGAATTTAATATTAAAGATGGAGTATCCGGAGTTGAAGTATCATTAGATTCGTATATTCCATATATTGTTGATACATCAGGTTCAAGTAGACAAATTTCCTCATCTTGTACTCTTGTTCCATATGGATAATTTCCATAACTAAGTCCATCATTTAAAGTTGTTGCACCAACTCCAGAAGATGAATACTTGGATTTATCGATGACAATTGTTTTTATTCTATTCTTATTTTTAATCTTTGACTTTATATTGGTTTTTCTGAGAGTTGCAATTAATTTTGCACTTCCACTTCCAGAAAGTCCATTTATTGTTAAAGAACTTGATCCATTTGTAAATACAAATTTATCAGCACTAAGAGGCTCTGTTTGACCATCCTCTCTTACCAATACATATCTTTCCTCATCAAATGGTAAAAATGTTTCATTGTTGCCAGCATTTATTATTCCAGTAGAGTTTGATGTTATTGTCACATCAAACTGTTTTCTAATCGTCAAATTTGAATTGGTTAAATCTACGCTTGAAATATATGATTTTGGTAGAACTGTATATAAAGAGTTATCTTCAGATACCTGTAAAGATGTTGAAACTACTCTAAAGTCTGATGGTGTTATATCAGATAATGGTAAAGAACCATCACATATACCAGTAACAGTAGTTACTCCACTTATTGTTAAAGATCTGTCTGATACTGATAGAACTTTGGCAAAAGTATTTGTGGAAAAACCTGGATTTGAAAATGCAACTAAATTCCCAACATCAACAGAACCAACAAAAAAAGTATTTGATGTTGTAACCGTACTAATTCCAGAAGATCCTTCTGATATTTTTACTTGACCTATTGAAATTGCTGGAGTTTGTAATGTATCTGCAGTGAAAGTGTATGCACTTCCAACAATACCATATAAAGACTTTACATCATTTATTCCATATGATTTTACTGACTTAGTTACCCTTGTATTTTCTATTCCATCAAAAATAAGTTTTTCTCCAAGAGAAAAATTTCCATCTGTTGTATAGACAGTAATTGCAACTCCCGAAGAAACATCATATCTCAAATATCCGATTGCACCACTTTCTTTTCCTTTAATATGAGTTGGTGTTTGTAGTGTTATTGGCTCATTTAAGGTTAATGTTGTATATGTTTGGATGTCATAAAGTGAGATATCCCACTGATTTTCATCTGGATTTGATGTTGTATATGATCCAGATTCTAAAGCAAAATCATAAACCCTAGCTAATCCAATTTCATTTCCGGAAGCAGATGTTGAAGATTCTCCTACTCTACTATCCCTAAGACTTACATAATAAGTAGTGGCAATACTAACAAGAGGAGATCCATATACTCTATTTAAAGTTAAAGTTGGGCCAGTAAAATAATTTATACTTTGATCTGTTAAAGTCTTTGTATCTCTTGGTTTTTCAAAATCTAAGAACGTAGGGCTGATAGTTTCGATTTCAAATCCACTAACATATGCCTTAAGTGGAGATATACTATATGTACCAATACTTTCATCGGGAATATTATCTTCATAAGTTAATTGATTTTCTTCAAATAATCCATTATTTCCCTTAAAATCATTTAAACTTTCATTAACTCTAACAATTGGTGGATCTACATAATAATTGCCAGATTCGTTAAACGTTCTTCTTGCAAATTCTTCTGCTAATGTATTATATTGAGAATTGCTAGTTTGGCTAATAAGTTGTCCTGCATTAATTTCCAGCAATTGAACGAAATTTTCAGTATCGTTGGAATCTAATGGTATTTGATCTAATTTTACAAAAATAGAGAATCTATCAGCACCTGGCGCAGAATAATTTGAAAATCCTTGTGCATTATCATATAAAGTGTCATCATCAACTGCAGTTTTAATATCTTCAAATATTCTAAGGCCTACTTTGGCACTAGGAATATTCGAATATGGATCTAAATATAAAATACTTGTAGGAACATTTACAAAATAACCTCTAAGAAAGTAAATTCCCTCTTCAAGATAAACAGCAGATCCCAAAGAAGTTGCATCTTGAGAAACTACAGTTGCAAATCCTTCTCCATTTTCAATCAAAATTTCTAAAGGGTCTTCATCATCTATTGTATTTGGGTCTATTACTTCAACGTCCTGGTCTAATAATAAATTTTCTCCATCTACAAATGTTCTCTGTGAATTAGTTTCTGAATCCGAAGTTAAATATTTTACAAATAAAGTCGTTCTATTAACCCCGTTGCCAGATCTAATATAATTTTCAATCGTTGCAGTTACACCACTCCTCTGACCTCTTATTCTAGATCCCAATAGACTATCAAGGTAAAAGTAAGAAGGGAGACCTTGATAATTATCTTCTAAAATTACACTGTTTAAGTCATTTTTATAGACAATGTTTCCTGGTATAACTACAGACCCTTCTTTGAAAATATGATTGCCAAATTGTTCAATTTGATTTTGTAGTATTGACTGTAAAGTAGTGAGTTCTCTAGCTTGAACTGGGTATCCTGGTTTAAAAAGAACTTTATGATATCCTTTACTAGGATCAAAATCATCAAAATATGGGGATACGTTAAGGTTAGTTTCCTGTGGCATGATTTTTAATTAGAATTGCAAAATGACTTTAATATCTTCTTTTTGATTTAGAGACCTAGTAATAGAAGGTCTATTATCAATATAAATCATTTTTCCCGAATACTTTTTAACTTCGGGATTTGATATTCCATTGATAAAATTTTGCCCAAGATTATATGTTATCATGTTTATTGAGGTAGTAACACCACTAAAACTTGTATCTATCGGTAAATTATTTATGCTACCGTTTATAGTTCCTCCAGAAGAAGAAAATGATAATAAATTATATCCAAATTCTGGAGTAAAATTCAAAGAACTAGTTCCTGTTTGGAATCCAACATTACTTCTATCTTGCCAATATTTTAAAACTCCCGTTCTATTATCATAAGATACTACTCTACCAACTGCGGTTCCTACTCCTGATATTGATTGTGTGATTCTAGAGTTTGCTGGGAATATTGCAGAACTAAATTCCCCCCCCAATTTAATTGCATAAGTGTTGCTTACTTTTGACTCAGTTAAAATCGTAGAAGAATTAAAAGATGTTGGATTTTTAATTATTCCAATCCTTGCAATTTTATTTCCTGTAATAAAATCTGGATTTAGATTATCATTTTCTATTCTTGAATAAATCAGAACACTCTTTGCTCCAAGTTCTGTGTATACATTTTTTCCATGTCCACCTGGAGGTGGAATAATTACATCAAAAGTTGGTAAAGTAGTTCCAGATATCCCTGCACTATTTAAATCTACAATACCATAAGTATAATTTTGTCCACCTTTTGTAACATTTATTGATTCTACCGTTCCATCATTTCCAATAATAATAGTAGCTTCTGCCCCAGAACCATCTCCAATGATTGGGACATTAGTATATGTTACTAATGAATTTGATAATCCATTACCTCTACTAGTGATAGTAATTATTTTAATTTGTCCACTAACTTCTGGATTTGCATTATCTCTTATAGAAGAATTTTCAGTACTTGTTATCCAATCTTTTGGAGTCGGCATATAATCAAGAGATTCAAATTTTATAATATCACTTGGTTTTATTGTATACAAATATTTCCAAATGTATCCATCTCCACTTACACCTGCTGCTTTTGGTTCCAAATCTGTGAAAGTGGGTTCATCTAAAGAAGGCCTTCCGTTTGGATTTTCTGGATCAGTTCCATTGTGAAGACAAATATAGACTCTATAATCACTATTCATTACATAGAAATTGGATTCATATAAACTTGTCTTATTTGATGGTTTTGATAGATTATTTCTACTTATATCATGACGATACATATCATAAGTAGTTCCGGATTGCCAATTTATTCTTCTAACTACTTGTCTAACATCATCAGAATTTATTTTTTTGAGTCCAATTATAGTATCCCAAACATCATTATAGTTATCAAATGAATCTATTGGACTTAAAGGATTATTCTCCCAATCTGTTTTATAATCAGTTGAATTTGTTAGTCCAACAAAAGAATAATAACCATTTGAAGTAGATCCTACAGAAGATAGAAAATTCTCCGCACTTAGTATTCTAAATTGATCTGTTATAATCGCAGACATTGATTTATGTTTTTTTTCTATTTATTAGACTTTATACATCATTATAATTTTGAATTCTCAGTTTATTATATCTTCTTATTGTTGGCGTACTATTAAGTCCAACAACGCCATAATTACTATCAACAGAGAAAGAATTTATGGTATTTGGAACATTAATAACTCCCCAAGTATAATCTCCATAATAAGAACTATAACCAATCCCAGATAATCCATTATATCCAGAAACACTTACAGTTACTTTGGCGACACTAGCACTACCGACACCATAAACATCAGTAGTGCCAGTTGATACCGAAATAACTTGGTATATATTATCTATTCCAGTAGTGCCGATTCCAATTACAGATCCATCACTTCTCAATGAAGTTACGCCATTACCAACACTAGAATTTGATACTTTTAAATAATATCCTTGTTGTATCTCACTCTCAGTAATAACTGGATCTGTTATTGAAGAATCTCTCAAATAAGAATCTTGAGGTATGTATAAATCAAATATTAATGCAGTCGCTGCCGATCCAACACTAGATGTGTTAATTCCACTAATTATTCCAAAATCACCAAAATAAGAAACATCTTCAATATATTCTCTATTTAAACTTGGAGGTTCTATAAGAATTATTGGTGGATTAGTAAATGTATATCCATAACCAATAGAAGAAATGCCAATCGAAGTAACAACACCTGCAGTGACAGAAGACTGTAAAGATGCTTTTCCAGTAGATCCAATTCCAATAGGACTTTGAATGGAAACCGAAGGATTTGTCGTATATCCAACTCCACCATCAATTATATTAATTGATTGTATGGTTCCTGCAATAGAAACCACTGCAGTTGCTATAGCAACAGATAAAGAAGAATTATCTATTATTTCAATTTTATTAATAATATCTTGATTGGCATTTTCATTCTTTGGGTCAAATATAGTTTTAACAGAATCTACAAAAATTTGAGTTGATCCTACACTAACCGATTGAATTAAATTGCTTGAAGGAAAAACATTGAGTTCATATCTTATTCTATCTTTATTGACTTCCAAACCACCGATAACTGTATCATTTCTTTGTTTGCACCATTTTACTGGTCTTAAAAATTCAAGATTCGAAGTAATTCCGACAGAATTATATGGATTTGTTTCTACTGTATCTGGAAGAACAATGTCTGTAACAAGTCTATTATTTTCTATTAATTCATACTTATCTCCAATTATTTTCAAAGTATCTCCGACTTTAACAGTTTCTAAAATATCAATATCAATAACATCAATATTTGGTGTTCCCTTATAGAATAAAATTCTACACTTATCACCACTTTTTGGTGCTTCAGTAAACGTGATTAAACTTCCTCCTTCAAAAGTATATGCAAAATCTGGTTCTTGTAGAACATCATTAATAAAAATAAGTAGAACTGACTTCAAATCTATGTTTGACCCATCTTTTGTAACTATAGCAAATCTATTAGAATTATCACTAATTGGAAAAGTTTTTCTAAAACCATCAAAAAGAGAGTCAATGTCATCTAATTTTTGAAGTTCGCCGATAGACCATCCACTAAAGTCATCTGTATAAATTCTTTCAACTGTAATTAAAAACGGATCAAATGGTTTTGAAGTATCTGTTGGTATTCCACTCAATCCACCCGATTCTATTGTTAGTATATCACCTTCTCTATAAGAATATCCATAATTGGTAATTGTAAAATCAATTACACTAGATCCCTGACCAACTACAACATCGATCTTTGCTTGAGAACCAATTCCACTATTAGACGGGGTGTGTATAAGATTGAGATTTGAATATGATAATGGTTCATCAAAAATTACTTGTGGAGGATTGGATGATGTATATCCAGATCCTGGATTTGTTATGGCAACACTAACAACGTTACCGTTAATTACTGATGCAACACCAATATATTCTATATTTGGAGTACCTGTGCTTAGAGTTTGAATGCCAACTCTCACAATAGGTTGGGAGGTATATCTGTATCCAGAACCACTATTTCCAATGCTTATTGATTGGATTGTGCCTGCAATAGACACTATGGCGGTTCCTCCTGCAGATACTAATGGCTGGTATCCAAAACCATTACTAGAGCCAACAGACACTATTATTCCACCTCTAGGAACTCCTGCATTATTTGGATCATAAAGTGCTGATGTGGCAGTTCCTGTAAAATTAAGTACAGTATCTGAAGAAAGTTCGGACAAATTATAGTCATTTTCTGGATTTTGGAATATATTATTAATTAATAATATTGAATTTGAAGTTGAAAATCCAGAAATACTCTGATTAGATGATGTTAAGGTAAAATCTTTTGTTACTGCATCAAATTTAGAACTTATATCATCAAAAATGTAATTTTTTTCATAAGTACTCTCATTTGAATAAGGAATTCCAGATCTTAAGAAAACTCTTCCTTGAAAAGTAGATCTAATGTTTATGTCTCCATTTACTTCATCATATATTGGACCATATGGTGCATCTGAAAAATAAATCTTACTTCTAACAATATTATAATTTCCTTTCAACTTTGTTATTAAAGAATTTTCTAAATGAGAATTTAAATCTGTTCCCAATAAAGGTCTCTGCACTTCAATAAAGTTGGTACTACCAACTCCAACGGATGAAATTTTCATTATTTCATCATCAATTTTTATCAAATCGCCACTAAAAAATGAACTTATTCCCGAAAAATATAAAGTGCTATCTACTAAATCTATCGCATTTAAAAGAATAGATGTTACTGCAGTAGAAACAACAGGTGATTGTATAACATTATCTACCATAATTAAACATCTGTTATTTTGATCATTGGCAATAATTACATGATTAACTCCAATTCCTACAGAAGTCAAATCAATTAAATTTGGTGGACTAGATAAAGCATCGGTTGGAGAAGTGCAGAGTCCTATAAATTTATTATCATACTTATAAACATAAAGTTCTCCACTAAGTCTATCGGTAACACCAACTCCGGAGATAAAAGTTTCTGCTATTCCAATTGGACTAAAAGTATTTGATAAAGTTTCGGACTCAAAAAGACCATAAAAAGTAACTGCAACCCCAGAACTTATTTGTGCAGAAATAGTGCTTGCTAAAGATACTGTATTAGTATCAACATTTGTTATTTTTATAAAAGTTTCGCCAAAATAATCATCAACTTTCACACCAACAGTAGAAGCAACATTTATAATATTGGTGCCAATGCCAGCAATTGATGTAGTTTGTGTAGTTAATAATTTAATAAAAGATAAAGAATCTGCATTATATTCTACTTTTTCTCCGCTAGTAAAAAAGTGATCTGGTATATAAATAAAATCTCTAAATAAATCAATACCAGATGGATTTTCATTAGTGTACTCGGAAGATCCATTAAATCTACTTTCAAATATTGGAATGGTTTTATAGTTTAAATTAAAATCTTTCTTGAGTGATATATCACTAGACGAGTCAAATTTACTAATTCCGGTGGTTAACTCTGCATTTTTAAAATTAATAGATACTGGAAATGATGAAAATTCTGCGTAAGACACTGTATGCTGCAAAAGAGTAATTGATACATCAATATTTGCATTTGGTGTAAATACTAGTTCTGTCAATGATGATAAATTAGAATCAAAAGTTCCTAAAGGACCTTCAGAGTATACATTCCCATATTCAATTAGTGTTGTCTCACTTTCATTATTGAGAATCATCAATTCTGATAATTGAATTTGATTATTGGTGTTATCAGTTACTTGGGCAATAAAATACCCCATATTATAATTGGAGGAGTAAGTTGTTATTACATTAGAAGTTGGAGAGGGTGAAGAAGATATATTAATATTTTTTGTTCTAACATCACAATATCTCAACCCTCTTGAACTTGTTGCTGTAAAATTAGTATTTGCTATAGAAACACCAATAACGTTACAAGTTAATGTATCATTAACATCAGAATAAAATATAATATCTTTTCCAGAAACACCACTTACAACATCATAAGTACCAATTCCAACTTCGTTTCTAAGTGCATCCTCTGAGGAAGTAATTCTTCCAAATTGTGCAAAAGAAACATCAGATCCATCTGAAATTAAATTTATCTCATTATACTCATAATGTAAATCGGAAGTAGAAGAAATTTCTAGCAAAATCTTTGCAGAAGTGAAATCATCTGGTACAGTGTAAACTGTAGAAGAAGAAGCAGCAGATATGCTAGTATTATCTGATCGAACACTTACAGTATTGCCAAAATTATAATTTCCAAAGTCGAAAATATTTTGCTTTGTATCATATGAAATAAAACTATACCTATATTCTATATCTCTGCCATCTAAGGGGTAAAATTCTAAAACTGCCTGTTGGTCAAATTTTACGATATCAAAACTACCTAGTTCATCTACGGTAAACATTTTTCCATATTGATTCAAATACAGATCTGTACTATCATTTAAGACTGATAGAATAGATGACTGCAATCTGTTTTCAAATCTATCGTCTTTAACAGCAATAAAAAATTTTTTTGCTCTTACCTTACTGGTTGCCATAATTGATTTTAGATATTAAATGAAGTTACAAAGGTGTTTGATAATGAGGTGTTAAAATCGTTACTAATATCATCTATAATCAAAACTCTATTACCTATTGATTCTGAGTAGTCTTGTAAAATTACAGAATTAAATACAATTTCATCTGAGGTTAATGTATTTCCTGCATAAAGACTATTTTCTGAAACCAAATCATAGTCTTGTACACAATCAACATCTACCATACTATTTAAGTCACATACTGCAGAGAAAAATCCACCATTTTGAGATGTTTGGATTCCGGAAGTCTGCGGTAAAGAATTTATTTCTAAATCACTAAACTTTTTAAATCCTAAAGTATGATTTAGATTACTTACAACATCATTCCACTCTTCTATCTCAATCTCTGATTTTAGTGAATATGAAAAATATTGATAGTAATCACTATCTTGAATTCTTTGAAGATCGCTGTTTAAAAATCCTGTTTCGGACTTCCATCCATTTTTAACAATAGAGGAAGAACCAATCTTACAAAAACTTTCATTTTCAAAAACTTCTTTAACAAAAGCTTGTGATTTTGAAGTACTTCCAATCACAAGTGATTCTAATAAAATATTAGATTTAGTTTCTACTGTTAAGAATTCATTTTTTTCATCAAACTTGGAAACTTTACCAATAGCATTATTTTGATTAAAAGTTACATTTTCGCCAATAATAAAAGTATTTTTTGACAATTTTGCTTTAAAAGATGGTAAAAATCTTTCGGGAATAACTTGACCAGAGGAATTTATCGAGTCAAAAGTGCCAGGTGTACCGTTAGATAATTTTTTCTCTAAAGAATATTCAATATATGCATTGGAACCACCTAAACTAGTACTTAGTCCAATTATAGGAAATAAAGAATATTCATAATCCTTAGAATTGTATCCATTAATATTTTTTTCTAATGTTGATATTCCTTCAATTAATACATTCTCTCCTATATTGAATGGAAATTCTTCAGGATCACTAAATTGCTTTGTTAGATATACTTTAACAGTCTTATTTGTGGACTCATATTGTACTGAACTTATACCAAGTCCATTTGAGTTATTTACTGCCAGAATTTTTGGTTCTGTATTATAAAATCCAGTTGTATTCTTTATAATATTGATTTTGGTTAATTCTATATCATAGTCCAAAATAATATCATTGACCACTTTCTCGGTAAATCCATCTATTACTATTAAATCAGGTTTAGTATTGTAATTCAATCCAGGAGATATAATATCAATAGATTCCAATCTAGAAAGTGGAATAACCTTTAATATTGTTGAGTATTTTATTAAAGGTCTTATAGTATTATCGACAAAATAACCACCTCCAATATCATTAATATTAATAGAAGTTATTTCTCCTATTGATTGACTTTTTGGTATAATTATAACTCCACTTCCAGTATCTGTTGAAATTGTAGAAATAGAAGGTAACCTTTCATATCTCATTCCTTTGGAAGTTAGATTTATTTTTTCAATTTCTCCAATTTCATTTTCGGAATTTGTATAATAACTAAAAGTGGATTGTCCTTGTGAATAAGAATCTGACTCATAATTAAATTCATTGTTGAAACTAAATGAAGTCGATCCAACTCCTACAATTAATTTTTGTCCACTTAGTACATTTTCGGAGAAAGTTATTTTATTATAGTCAAGTACTTCACCATCAAAACTATACTCTTTCTTAAATTCAATATTAGATTTTGATATTAAATTATACCAAATAGAATTTGGAAAATCTTTATCAACCACAAATTCAATTCTGGCGGATGTCGATATTCCAATCTCCCCAATTCTTAATATTTTGGAGGTTCCATCTTCATTAATTGGAAAATATTTACTTGAAAAATTTTGATCAACGAATAAATCAAAATCAAATGATGAAGTTCTACCAATACCAGAGGAAGGTTCCGATAAAGAAGAATCAGATAAATCGATTACAACTTTTTGATTTTTTATTATGTTTAATTTTGGATTTACTTCTGATAAAGTTCCAAAGGAAGATGATGTAATATTAATAATAGGTTGATCTTCACTAGTAGCTTCATATAATGATCTGGCGAGTCTAATTCTATTGTTGTCATATATTACTGCATAATAAATTTTTTGGTCCTCTAATCCTGTTGCAGGAGAAGAAGATGTGTGAATTAGTTTTTGTCCGTTAGAATACTTATGATTTTCTATTGTTATTAGATTATTTTCAATATCAATAGAAGAGAAATCTCTTGGATTTACTACCAATCTTCTATTATGATCATTATATTTTACAAATATCGTTGTTGTTAATCCAGATAATACTGTCAAATTGATAGTATCTCCCTTTTCTAACAAGTGAGTTGATGCAGTAGATACTGTTATTGTATTCTTTGTTACATTACCTTTAGATAAATTATCAAATTTAGTTTGGAAACTGTGATAATCCCCTGATCCAACTCCAGTAAAGAATAGAGTAGATGCAGTTTGTGAGATCCCTACAAAGGATCCGGTTGTTCCCAATCCAACTTTTACTGTAGATATTCCAATCAAATCATTTGATATTTTTGCAACATATAAATCACTTCCATTGGACAATTGGAAATTAGCAATTCCATCTTCAGATACAGAAATTCCAATACCACTATTTGTTTTATATTTTATCTGATCTCCTGTTTCTAATCTATGGTTTTTTAAATATATTGTTTTTTCTGGAATAATTATCGAGGTTATTCCAACACCAGGATTTGAAAATGTAATAGTATGCCCAAATCCAATATAGGAACCTATTCCCAAAGATTCTTCTGGATCAAAATATATTTCACGATTTAAATTATAATTTTGGCCTTTTAATCTATCATCCAAATTAATGTAAAATTTTCTAGAATCTTCTGTTAATATAGTATATGCAGAGTGTGCTGTTGAAACTGTAGATTCTTGCTCTCTCAACACTCTAATTCTTGAAGAATCTTTGTCAATGTTAAGAACTTTTATCTTTTCGGAATTTATTGAGAAAAGATCATTTTCTCTAATTAGCGGATATTCCAATAATCCCGAGACATAAAAATATGTTGTTAATCCAGTAATAGAAGCATCACCCACATCCAATGTAAGTATAAACTTACTAGAATCCACTTCAATATTAAATGATTTTTTTAAATTTTTGTCATAATTTGACAAAGAATCAATATAAACAAAATCATTATTTGACAGACTATGTGGAATTGTAGAAAATCCTATTATCTTATTAGTATTTGACGAAGGATAAAATTCTACGTCAAATATTTTGGATGTAGTTTGAGAAATTCCAACTATTTCTCTTCCCTTTAGATACTCAACTTCTGCAGAAGCAGAATTTCCTCCAGAATTTTTATTGTCAAAAACAACTTTGTCTCCTACCTTGTAATCTTTTCCTTCAGAAATTATCTGTATAAAATCTATAGAACTTTTTCTTGTATTTTCTATTGCAAATACTCTAGATTCTAAATTTTTTATTTTATTAAATGGTTCATATGATGAATTATTGCTTAGAGTATTGAATGGTCTCGTGTTTCTTATTAAAGAATTTGCTTCAAAATTAAAAGTATCTTGATTTATATTAATAAAGTTAAAGTCTATTGGTTTCGATTTAAATGAATTGCCAATTATGTAAGGGAATTTTGGTTTTTTATCTCCAATAAAAAGACCAGAATCCTCTAATTTGGATTCTAAAGTCATGAAATATGCGTAAGTTCCATTTGGAAATTCTGGTGTTACACAGAATCTTCCATTATGCTCATCTAAGTCGCCTTTGTTTTCAAATTGATAATCTTCAACAAAATATCCAGCAGGAAAAAGTTTTTTATTTGGTCTATTTTGTTGACTATCAATTGGATTTGAGTAACCACTAATAATCTGCCTTACTTTTTTATTTGATGGAGAATCATATCCATATGGACCATATATTGGATTTCCGTCGTATGCCCATCCAAGTAAAGGTGAATGATACTTCTCATTCTCAAAATCATTTTGGTAGTCAGTTCTGTATTTTAAATTTCCTTCATCTATATTCTCAGAAAATACTTTGTTTCTCAGGGGCCTAGGTGAATATAGGTGAGTATATTGTAATCCATATTCTTTGCTATTTCCAGAGAAAACTACACTATCATTTGATGATAACTTAGAAGTACTTAATAGTTTTTCAAATTTGTTTATAGTCCACAATTGTGGATTAAATTGCAATTTGCATCCGCTACCAGAGGATGTAATTTCAATTGTTGTATTTTTTTGTTCATATCCTACTCCACCAGAAATAATTTGCACATCAACAATTTGCCCATTTTCAATAATGGGAACCAAATTTGCACCAATACCAGATCCTCTAACAATTAAGTTTGGTGGAGAATTATAATCAAAACCTTTTTTTGGAATAGATACACTTATTATTTTTCCATTTGAAATGACAGGTGTTAATATTGCACCATGTCCAGAATTCAAATTATATTCTGGTTGTTTATTATAGTTAATAATTTCAGATGATCCATATCCAACACCTCCGTCATAAATGAATGTTGATACTACTTCTCCTCTAAAAATTGGTTGAATCTTTGCTGTAGCATCAAATTCAGATATGCTAGATACTCCAACTTTTCCAGAAATTCTAACAGTTATTGGTTCATAATCAAATATATGATTTCCAGATCCTTTTGATATAAAATCTATATACTGCTTTGTCTTAAAGTAAAAATCTTGAGAAGTAGATCCAACTCCAACATTTGATAGTTTAAAAGATTTTTGGTCAATTTTAGTTACAATATACTTTCCTGTATCTAACCCACTTATATTTTGATCGCCACCATAGTAGTAAACAATATCGCCACTATTATACGGATTGTCATATACGTTAATGGTATTTGTTGCCGTATTGATTCCAGAAAAAGGTACTGATATTTTTTTAGTTTTATATCCAGATCCTTGATTAGTTACTAAGATAGAATTTATTTTTTTCTTTACTGTTGTAGATTTAAATCTATGATTTCCACTTCCATATGAAGTTAAGTTTATTGGATTTTTATTTAATAAAGAGTCGTCAAGAGTTTTGTGCAAACTAATATTATGACCGTCAATGACTGTAACAAAATATCTTGCATCTGTAGAAAGACCTCCTACAGAAGTTTGGTTCCCCGACAAATAAATGACAGATTCATTATTTCTAAATTTATGATAAGTCGAAAAACCTAATGTAGTTGTACTTCCCAATCCAACTAAATTAAATCTGGGGTTTGTTGATGATGGATTAAAGTCAACAAAGTGCTCATAATCTTTCATCTTTACCAAAGCGGTTGCTCCTTCTCCTCCACCACCAGAAATTGTAACTATTGGAGTAGCAATATAATCAAATCCACCATCAATTACATCAATTTTTTGTAATGTCCCTTCAATTCCACAATATCCACGAGCACTGGAAAGTCCAGAAGATGAAGGAAGTATTTCTAATTCTGGTGGATTGATTATATCATATCCACTTCCGGGAGAAATTACATCAACTGACTTTATTTCTCCATAATAAAGGTAATCATTAGATTTGTAGTTTAATATTTCTACACCATTAATTAAGATCCCTGTTGGGCCAGAAGTGGTTTCATACCTTTTTTCCGTATTTTCTGGAGATTTTAATAATTTAACTAGTCTCTGAGAGTCAATTTCTGGTAATATATTATCTTTTTTAGAAAAACCCGTCAAACTAATAGTGTTATTAGTTATAGTCGTTGACCCTATGGATACAAACTTTTCAAATCTAATGTCAGACCTACTTCTTGCTAATTTTATTTCTGTTTCACTTTCTCTTTTTATAAAATAAATTCCAGATTGAATTCCTAGAGTGTTAGTATCACTTTCTGGAGAATAAATTATAGAATCGCCAGTTAGAAATCCATGATTTTGTCCATCATTAACTACTTTTAATACTTCTCCAGAAAAAGACCCACTTAATATAATTTTATAGTCTTCTACATCTTCATTTATGTTTGCTCCATATGATGGTAATGATGATGAAGTTACGTATAGTCCATCAGAATCAAAATTTCGATATACATTTAATACATCAGAGACAAATTTATTTGAAAATCTTGATACAAGTCTTTTAACATAAAAAATTGATAATATGTCAAATCCATTTGTTTGAATTTGGAAAATTTTTCCTGGTATACTACCTATAGGAAATTTTACATTAGATCCATTAATAACGGTAGATTGTCTTGTTCTCGTGGATGAATCAATGTATTCTATTTCTACATCATCACCCTCATATATACCATTATTATCATAAGTTTCAATTGTATACTTAAATTCTCCATCAGAAGTAAATGATTTTACTTCACATTTAACTGCTGCATTAAATATCCAGTTATTATCTTTAAGATAATTTTTATTATAACCTAATGTAAGTAACCTTGCAGTATCTCCCTTTTCATAATAAGCACTTCTCGTGGGTAATTCAACATCTTCTATTACTCCAGTAATTCTAAATCTAATTTCACTTCCTAAGGAATCATATCCATAAGCATACCTGTTTAATGCTATATCGGTGCCAGAAGTAATTGGATCAGTAATACCACTACAATTTAGAAACTGATTAACGGTTTTCCCATTATATGTTATATAAATTGGTATAGATCCATCAACGACCAATTCCCCAGATTCTGGAAATCCAATTGTAGAATCAACTACAATATTATCCGAAGAATCTTGAGCATTGTCAGTTATTGTTGTTTTTGGATGTATTTTTAATTCGCCAAATATAGATCCTGATACAATAATATCTTTATTAAAGTCATAATCAAGCATTAATGTATAATATACTTTATCATTACTTAGAATTTTCTGAGTGTCAGTTACAGTACCAAAAGATTTTGGCAGATCTCCATATTGATCTTGAAATATAGTTTTATTTTGCAAATCCTCTATATTACCCTGAATAGGTTCCACAACAAGATTTCTTGTAACTCTATATTGTGCATTTGAAGGCTCAATTAGATATTTTCTGGGTAAAATAACTTCAACATCTTTGCCATACAGCACTCTAAAAAGAATTTCAAATGATCTATCTGTTCCTTTTGAAGTATAAAAATCTTTAGATTGCTTTAGAAATAGATTTTTATCAATTCCAGTATATAACTCTCTATTATCAAATCCATGTGCAAATTGCTTTTTAACTTTGTTAAAAAATTCTTTTAAGAATAGAGCACTAAGGTTTAAAACTTCAGTTCCACTTGAGTGTTCTTGTATTTCTGTAGAGGTAAAAACAAGATCCTCAGAGTTTCCAACTGAATATTCTGTTATTCCACTAAATCCTCTTACACAATCATTAAATGTGGTCTGTGTTTTAGATTTGTATAGTACTATTTCATTCCCAATTTGCAAAATTCCATACGTCTGTGGAAATCCTTCCGTATTGCTTACGTTAATATTATTATCAGAAAAAGTTATATCTGCAGTAGTTGATGTTTTTTCTACCAGATTTGTTAAATTATTTGCTTTTACATACTGATCAATATTTTGCAAAATGTCATAAGAAGATCCTTTTGATTCTAGAGATCTATAATATTCAGTAAGAAGTTCTGATACAAGAGGATATTCCTCTCTAACAAAAAGAGGAAGTTGGCTCTCTACAATTGAACTGAGTTTGATTTTATTAGTTTCCATTTATTATTTTCTTACTAAATTGCCGTTTAAATAACTGGAAGAAATTTTATAATTTGAACCAGAAGTGTCTGACCCAGATTCAATGTTATCTGATACAGTATTTACTTCTAACTTATTAGTATCTATCTGCAAATACAAGTCCTGTATTCCTAGTACATCATTTGATTCTGGAATCGCAGATATTTCAATAATTGGTGTTCCACCCTCTGTTTTTTCTGTTGAAATTATTTTTATTGAATTTATAATAATTTCTCCATTTTCATAATCAATAGTTCCGACCGATCTTTTAACAATTACTGGTTCTGTGTCAGAAGTTATATAGAATAAAAATAGAGAACCTGTCAATCGATTTGAATTTGGAAGATCACCAAAGTATACTGTATTTGATATACCACTTACTTTGAAACCAGAAGATTTTATATTATACCCATCCGTATTTTTTATATGAAATTGATTTCTAAAACAAATTTCATAATCTGCAAATTGATTTTCAGATACTTTAAGATCTCTTCTCATCTGCAATCTTGTAATGTTTGAAGTTATTGATGCATCACTATCATCAATTAACTTTTGATATTTGCTATACTTAAATCTTGCGCCATACTTATTCAACTCCTCAGAATTTGTATATTTTTCGATATTACTAATTACTTTGGATTTTATAAGATCACTACTTAAAGATGTATTGGTGTTATAATAAACATCGGAAGTAATTTCTAAGTAAAGATATTTTAGATCTAAAATTTCAGGAATAATACCAGCCACAGCATATTTTTTTAATTCTGATTTAATATTGTCCTTTACTGTATTTGATAAAAATGATCCAAAAAATGGTTTTATTGTTATAAAAACTTTTCCATATTGTGGTGGATTTAGTTCTTCTCCACCAAAAGCACTAACTGACTCGGATTCTGGATAAATTTTTGGTATCAGTGTCTCATAATCGGATGCAGTTACTGCTCTATTTTGTGATGCATATGCTCTCGGAGCAAAATTTCTAATTGAATTTATTGATTCAATTTCAGAACCACCAGATGACGATAAATTTGTTGTGACAAGAGATACATTCTCTACAATTGAAGCACCAGTATCATCAACTAAAATACCAGAGAAGCTAAAAGAAGAATATCCATTCCCTTCCTTCCCATTTGAAATTAAGTATGATACTTCAATATAATTGTTTTCAACTAATCTTTGGCCAAAAACACCATCGCCAAATATTAGTTCATATCTTTCGTCTTCTATTTCTTGTATAAAGAATACTCTTGACGAATCAGTTACATCTAAAATATTATTTGAATTTATGAATTTCTTTGTGCTGCTACTTGATTGCGTATCTCTTACTAAAACTTTTAGTGTTCTAGTATCAATCCCCCTATTTTCTAATATAAATCTTTGATTATTATACTCATTATTAATAGCATTAACAGTAAAGTTTGTATTTACATAAGATCCTTCATATACTTCTATTCCATCAAAAGACGCAATTCCATCAACAACTGGAACTGTAATATCATCTAGAGTAGAAAAAACATATGCTAATCTTCCAAAACTTGCTGTATTACAAACTACTCCACTTTTTAAGGTAACAACTTTTACCAAAGGATTTGAAATTTCTACAAAGAAACTAATATTTGCTTTTGCCGCTTTTCTTGAACTTGGAATATAACCAATGTTTCTTGCCAAAGAAACTACATTTTCTCTAAGCGTTGCACTATCAATGAATACTTCATTGCTCACCATATTTGCATTATATGATGAAATGTATGTGTTGTAGGCTAACATGTCTATTAAAACAGACATGTTAGATCCTTCAAAATCATAATCGGTAAAATTTGAGTTGGATCTCAAATAATCCCGAATAGATGTTCTTATTTGATCAAAGTCTAGACTTGTAAAGTTAACTAGTGACATTATCGTGTTGATTGCAGTGCAAATGTAAGCTCTTGTGGTAATACATCAATTCCAACAATATAGTACCTCACTGTAACGTTAAATTCATATTCATCATAATTTGGTTCAATATCCACACTAATTAAATCAACTCTTGGTTCATAGTTTTCTATTGTATTTCTTATCTCATCTTGAAGAATAGATGCAGAAACATCATCAATGTTCTCAAAAAGACTTTGTGATGTTTTTGAACCTAAATTTTGATTGAAAAATCTTTCACCTGGCAAGGTAAATACAAGATTGCGAATAGAGCGAGCAATTGCTGTTTCATTTTTTACATCAATTAAGTCATAATTT